CCTGAAAGCTTAAAGGAAGTAACCTTTGGATTGAATTTAGAATATTCCCTTAAGAAAAATTACTACTGGACAACAACACAAAAGAAAAAATTATTTTCTCCAACCAGAGTTATTAATCTTACAGCCGACAAGTCAGGATTAGCTGCCTGGCGCAGGCGTGTGGGAGAAACGGAAGCTACCCGGATTGTTGATCTTTCAGTAGACATTGGAAAAATAATGCATAGCTACCTGGAAAACTCTCTTAAAAAAATGACTAATTGGCGAGGACTTAATCAACCTCCTCTCGTAGGAGCAAGCAAAATAAAGAACGCTCCCTTTGCGATGGAGCTTGGAAATATTATTCTGGAAAAAGGATTAAAAAATAAATTGGAAGAAGTATGGGGCATTGAGGATAAGTTATATTTTGCCAAGCATTTCAAGGGAATTGTAGACTTGGTGGGAATGTATGAAGGAGCGCCTTCCATCATTGATTTCAAGCAAAAAAGAAGCCCTCAGAAAAAAGAATACATACTGGATTATCTGACACAAATGGCGTGCTACGGAATGGCTTACAACTGGATGTATGGAACGAGTATCAGGCAGGGAGTTTTATTGATGGTGACACATCAAAAGAAATTTCAACGCTACATATTAAGAGGACGGGAATGGAATCACTTTTGTTTGGATTTTATTAAAAGATTAAAACATTGCATCAAGGAAAGGGATAAAAATGGAAAATTCTCCTAAATGTAAAGGACATCGTTGCGAGAAGAATGCAACCGTAGAAGACCCCAAGGATCATTTCTACTGTGATGAATGCTATCAATTATATAGCTACACACGAAAGGAATACTGGAGCAATCCAGATGCGAAGGGGCTTGATGATAAGAAATAAACTTAAACATTTGGATCTCTTTAGCGGGATTGGTGGATTCAGTCTCGGACTCGAAGCTACGGGTGGATTTAAAACAGTGGCATTTTGTGAAATTGAAGAATTTCCAAGACAAGTGCTGCAAAAGCATTGGCCACATGTTAAACAATATAAAAATATAAAGGAGCTAACTTATGAAAAACTCAAATCAGATGGAATTGGATCTATCGACATTATCACTGGAGGTTATCCTTGCCAGCCTTTCTCCCAAGCAGGCAGAAAAAAAGGTGAGCAAGATCCGCGACACCTCTGGCCAGAGTATTTTAGGCTTATCAAAGAGTGTCGGCCGAATTGGATCATTGGAGAGAACGTTAGTGGGCATCTTAAACTCGGTCTTGACTCCGTGCTCGCGGACTTGGAGAGTGAAGGTTACCACACACGGACGTTTAGTATTTCAGCTGCTAGCATCGGCGCCAACCACAAAAGAGAAAGAGTCTGGATTGTGGCAAACGCCAACGGCAGTGGGAATCAACCAGAGAAGTCAGGAAGCCCTGGAAAGAAAAATGAAAAAGAGATTGGCAACAGGACGAACAACAGTTCCTCCTGGTTCCCTGATGGAGCAGATTCAACTGTCACCCAACAAGGATCAGAAACCAAGATGGAATCTATGGAGAACACCCGACGCTCACTGCGACAGGGGACCTTCATCAGAGAAAAGAATGAAAATGAAATTGAAAAAGAAAATGCCCATATCACTCAACGACCAGGTGAAGCATCCCAATCTGATGTGGCCTACGCCAACAGCGACAGAGAGAAGCGGAATAAATCCCAAGACAGGAAAGGGAGCAGGTTTGAGCAAGACAGTTCAAACATGGCCAACACCAAGAGAGTTTATGCACAAGGACAGTACGACGGACAGGGGCAAAGGCAACCTTGGGGAGAAAGTTGGTGGGCAGTTGAACCCGACGTGGGTAGAGTGGCTCATGGGATACCCGACAGGGTGGACCGACTTAAAGCGTTAGGGAATAGTTTAGTCCCGCACGTTCCTTATTGTATCGCACTTTCAATCCTGGAGGCGCTTGATGCATAGACACATTGTTATAGGACCACCAGGTACAGGCAAGACAACCTACCTTAAAAAACAAGTGGATCATCTTGTTCACAACAAAATCTGTTCGACTCAAGAAATTGGATACTTCAGCTTTACCGTCAGAGCTGCGGAAGAGATACGCGACAGGGTGATGGATAAAAAGAAATGGAGCAAGGATGAAATGAAAGCAATGTTTCCTTATTTCAGGACATTGCACTCCTTGGCCTATGACCGCCTGGATTTGAAGCAAGCGCAAATTATGAATGAATACGATTATGTTTTCCTAAGTGAACAAACAGGAAATGAATTTGTCAATCGAATGAAAAAAGGGAACGGCGTCGACATCTCGATGCCCACGGCAAAGAGTGAGTACCAGGACATCATTAATCTTTCCTACGCAAAGTATCCCAACGATGAAGATAGGCTGGATAAAGTTTTCAGGCACGTAAAAATAAACGATTACGGCGCACGCGATAAGATAAAACAAATGGCACTCGACCTTTCCAATTATAAAAAAGACAAGGATAAATATGAATACGTGGATTATTTTATCAGGTTCTTGGAAAAACAAAATCCACCAAAATTAAAATATTTATTCATTGATGAAGCTCAGGATCTCAGTGCACAGCAATGGGACGTCGTGGACATGATTCAAAAAAAATCAGGTGCTCTTCAAACTTACATAGCAGGTGATGATGATCAGGCCATCTTCAGGTGGGCAGGCGCAGACATAGAACATTTTATTCGAATGGCTGATCGTAATAATGAAAATACGATTATACCTTTAACGGAATCGTATCGTATTCCTATAAGCGTACACACTCTTGCCACAAAACTTGCACAGTCAATATCCCAACGCATTCCAAAAGAATACAAGGCTCGTCCGGAAGAAGGAATAAGAAAAGTCTTAAATGTCAGACCTTTAAACAAAGGAATTCAGGAAGGAGAATGGTTAATTCTATGCAGAACGCACGAAATTGTTAAGTCGGTATGCGACGCACTGGAACAGTTTGGCTGGCTTTATAAATGCTACGGGAAGTCCGTTGTGAACCTGGAATACATCACCGCCATCAGAGGCTGGACAAAACTATCACGCGGAGAAAAACTGTCAGGCGTCGTCTGTGAAATTATTTACAAGCACATGGACAGCTCACGAATAAAAAGAAACTACGGCGTCTTCAAGGGCGACCAGGATGATGTTTATGATTTAGAAAGACTAATCAAAGAATATGGGTTAAAAGAAACTGTCACATATAAAACAACAGAAATTAATACTCGTGAGGCAGCTTGGTATGAAATGTTAAACGCAAAGGGACTCGTTAAAAAAATTACCTATCTCCGTTCGCTTCTGCGTTCGGGAAATAAAATTGACGAGGAACCACGCATAGAGGTTTCCACCATTCACGCATCCAAGGGAGGCGAACGACAAAAAGTTATGTTGCTGGCTGACTTGTCCTACGGACCCTACAAGGCGTCCATCGAAAACCAGCAGGGACGCGATGACGAGGCACGGGTGTTCTATGTAGGCGCAACACGGGCAAAAGAGGAACTGTACATTGTGCAACGCGCCGATCCCGCTCACTTTAACTACGAACCAATTTTTCACTACGAAAGGCAATGCAGATGATTTGCAAGGACATTCTTGAAGACGCTCAAAAATTAATTGGTGGCGATCGCCACAAGGATTATGGCGACAAGCTTGTCAACCATCAAAGGATCGCGGACCTCTGGTCTATTTACCTGGAAACAAAAATAAGGCCTGACCAGGTTTCAATCATGATGGGACTTGTAAAGGTTGCGCGAAGCATGCACAATCCTCAAAAGCGTGACAGCTATATTGATCTGGCGGCGTATGCATCTATTGCGGGGGAAATCGTGGAACGAACTCCCGATGCATTTGAAAGCGAGGGAGATAGACGTGGTCGCCTCACGGCCGAGCACATAAAAAAATTAAACAAGGAAAAAAAATGAACTGGTTTCCCAAAGTACACCAAATGCCCAGCGAATGGGTAATGCCTGATCACTTTCCCGATCTCTCGGAATACAAGGAAATAGCCATTGACCTCGAAACACGAGATCCAGAGCTAAAAACAAGAGGTCCTGGATGGATTGCAGGACGAGGAGAGGTGGTGGGAATAGCTGTAGCCGTAGAGGGCTGGCAGGGATACTACCCCATAGCCCACGAAACACCGCCCAACATGGACAAGGACATTGTGGTCAAGTGGCTAAAAAAGCAATGCTCCTACACCGAGAAAAGCTATATATTTCATAATGCTTTCTATGATCTGGGATGGCTGTCGACTTTAGGTATTGACATCCGAGGAAAAATCATCGACACTCTCATCGCTGCACCATTGGTCGATGAGAATAGGTTTAGATTTGATTTAAACTCATTAACAAAGGATTATCTACAAGAGTCAAAATCTGAAACCCACCTCTATGAAGCGGCCAAGCAGTGGGGTCTAGACCCAAAGGCGGAACTATGGAGGCTACCGGCAAGCCACGTCGGCGAATATGCTGAACAGGATGCTGGCGTTACCCTGCGTCTATGGCATCACTTTTCCAAAGAAATAATACGCCAGGAACTCACTAACATTTTTGAACTCGAAACGGATTTGTTTCCTGCTCTTTTTAAGATGAAGCAACAAGGTGTCCCTGTGGACATTACAAAAGCAACGGAGATAAAAGATGATTTACAGACTCAAGAGAATAAAATTTTACGCGCAATTAAAAAGCTCACAAATCAGGATATGGAAATATGGGCTGCAGCATCGGTGGCGAAAGCCTTTGACAAGCTTAAGATCCCTTACGATCGCACTGCCACGGGGAAGCCTAAATTTGATAAGAATTTTCTGGCAACGCATGACAGTCCCCTCGCTAAAATGGTTGTTGAGGCGCGCGAGATTAATAAAGCAAGAACCACGTTCATTGAAAGTATCCTCAAGTTTTCGCACCGCTCACGGATTCACGCAGACATACACCAAATGAGATCGGATGCGGGAGGCACCGTCACAGGTCGCTTCTCGTACTCCAATCCCAATCTCCAGCAGATCCCGGCACGGCACGCCATCCTGGGACCGCTGATCCGTTCCATCTTCATTCCCGAGAAGAATTGCGAATGGGGGATTTTTGACTACTCGCAGCAAGAACCACGGCTCGTGGTCCACTATGCAGCTCTGACATCGGAACGTTCAGGAGGACTTCCTGGCGCCAGTGAATTTGTTGAAGCTTACAAGGAAGATAATAATACCGACTTTCACCAACTGGTGGCTGGGATGGCCAACATCCCCCGTAAGCAGGCTAAGACAATCAATCTGGGACTGTTCTACGGCATGGGAAAGGGAAAGCTAATGTCACAACTGGGACTTAATCAGGAAGACGCCG